GTAAACGCTGTGACACTCAATGAGAAGCGTGAAATGCTAGGTCTAACGCCTGTAACAGACGGAGATGATGTAATAGACCAGAACGCAACCCCCGTCGTTAAGCAGGGCATTTTAGTGCACCCATTACGAAACAAAGAGTTTCGACAGGTATATCACGCAAACCATACAAAAAGCCTCGCATCAAAGCAAAGACTATTCAAAGCTGAGCTAAAGAGTTACTTTGACGGGCAAAAGAAAAGAATCCTCGCATCAGTACAGGCTAGAAAACAAGTAAAGGTAAAAACACTGGCAGATGAACTGTTCAACGTAAACCTTGAGGTGACACTTATGACACCACTTCTCGCAACAATGAAAGAGATTGCAATTGAATCAGGTCAAGAGGTTATGGATATATTTAAGATTGACAGAACATTCAACTACTCTACGTCAATCGACACCGCAATCGATAAGCGATTCAAGTTTTTTGCAACAACCGTAAACGACACGACGGCGAAAGACCTATCAAAGCAAGTAGCAGAGTGGTATCAAAACAACGAAACCACGAAAGAACTCGTTGAGCGAATAGGTCTTGTGTACGACAAAGTAGCAGACTATCGACTTGAAACGATTGCTAATACTGAAACATCAGCCATTAAACAAGTGGCAACAATGGAAAGTTATCAGCAAATGGGACTTAAGACAAAGATATGGGTATGGTCACCCGGTATTAAGGGAGGTGTACGAGATGCACATCAGGCGATCGACGGAGAGGAGCGACCAATTGACATGGCTTTCTCAAATGGACTGATGTACCCACTCGACTCATCAGCAAGTGCAGGGGAAACTATTAACTGTGAGTGTTCGGTGTAATCATTATTATGGTATAATTAAACTATGAGAAAATTTCTAAGTATAAATCAAAAGACTTTCCAAGACTACGAAGTTACCAACTACGAAGAACTTTGGAATAAGGTAAAGGCAACGCACAAAGGGCTTGCTATTGAAGTACCGGTTACTTTTGAAAAAACTATTGTAAAGAGTGCAGATGACAAAGATGAGGAGGTATACACGATGGTTATGTCAGATGATAAAGAAGATCGCCACGGTGATTTCGTTATGCAGAACTTTGACCTTAAATTCTTTAAGAAGAACCCTGTGCTTATAGACTCCCACAACTATACATCAATTACTCACATTATAGGACGGGCACACAACGTACGAGTAGAGGACAACAAACTAAAAGGAGAGCTACAGTTTTCTAAGGCTAATCCAAAGGGAGTGCTTGCACAAGCAATGGTAGACGAAGGAACTCTCTTGGCATCAAGTATTGGCTTTATACCAGAAGACTTTGACGCAAAGGGGCGAATTACTAAGTCACAACTATTAGAACTTTCAATGGTATCAGTACCAGCCAATCCACGCTCGGTAATGGAAAGGGCTGTTGAGAACATTGTGGAGAAAATTGTAGAAGAAGTTGTTAGTGAGGTTGTTGAAGTAAAGCAAATTGAAACATCAACTATTTTTGATAAAAGAAAGGCGATACTTAATTCTATTGCAAAGGCTGTGCGGGACTTGGAGGCACAAAATCTTGCAAAGCACAAAGTAAAGATTTTACAATCAATACGACAACTCAAATAGCAACTCAAAATTAAGGATAATCGGTATACTAATCTGCTCACCGACAGACCCGTATTATAAAAATTAATAGTAACCATTAAACATGAGTAAATTACTTAAAATGCTCAAGGCTCTAAAGCTCAAAGGTTTTGCAACTGCATCAGAAAAAGCAGAAGTAAAGGCTTTGGTTAAAGAACTTGAGGCAGAGGACGCAGAAGTAGTTTCAGATGAAACAGCAGCAGTAGCTGACTTACCTGAAACCAACCCAGCAGACGAAGTTGAAGTTGAAGAAGCTGTAGCAAAGGCTTTCAACAAAACATCACAGAAACTTGAGGAATCACTTTCAAAGAAACTCGACAGCTCTATTTCAGAAATGAAATCAGAAGTTGAGACTTGGGTAAAGGCACAAAAAGAGCTTGCAAAAGCTGGTGCAGGTTCACAAGAGGACAAAATTAAAGAAAAGCACGCTAGGTACAACACTTACCTAAAGGGATTCACAAACGCAATCCTTTCAGGAGATGATGCAATGGCTAAGGAAATGACAACTGATAGTACTGGATCTCCATTTGCAGGATATGCTGTGGACTCAGAGCTTTCAGTTGAGATCCGACACCTTACCTCTGTATACGGAGTTGCACGAAGAGAGTTCTTTTCAACACCTCTTTCAAAGAATTCCTACGAAGCTAATGCTCTCGCAACAGACGTAACGGTTGCATGGGTTGCAGAAGCAGCAGTTATTCCATCAACGCAAATCGTACTTTCACAGCAAGAGCTGAAGTTGAAGAAACTAGCAGCAATCGTAACTCTTACACGAGAGCTTATTGAAGACGAAGAAGTTGACCTATTCTCATTCATCGCAACACGAGTTGCAGAAGGATTTGCACAAGCAGAGGACAGAGCTTTCTTCATGGGAACAGGTGGAGCAGATACAGCTAACGGAGGATTCACAGGAATTACACAAAACGCTAGCGTTCCAGTTGTAAGACTTACAGGAGCACTATCTACAATTACAGTAGAGAAAGTATACGAAATGCAAGACGTGCTACCAGAAGGAGCACACGCTAATGCTAAGTATTACGGAAACCGAACAGTTAAAAGTCTAGTTCGACTTCTTAAAGACGGAGCTAGTCAATACATTTACAATGACCCTATCAACAACAGTGGTTTCGCTACTCTTGCTGGAAAGCCATTTGTATCGGTAGAAGTTATGACCCGAGCAGCAGACGTTGCTGCAACTGACGGAGTAGCCCTATTGCTTGGAGACCTTAGAAAGTCATCAATCCTGGGATATAAAAACGGACTGGTAGCAGACCGATTCAACGCAGGAACAGTAAGAAACGTTGCTGCAGACGCCGACATCAACCTTATCACTACAGACCGAGAGGCTGTACGATTTGTGTCACGAGTTGGAGCAATCACTATCTTGCCTACAGCAGTTGTAGTTCTCAAGACAGTAGCAGCATAATAGTTTGACTATTAATAGGTCACAGGAATAAAATCCTGTTACTTATTTAGCAGTGAAAATATATAATACAAATATGGCGTATAAATACACACACAAAAAAACAGGTAAGAAGGTGGAGTTTGAAAAACCTATTGACCCGAAACTGCGACAAGAGTATCGACTGACTTCATTTATTCGTAATACGAAGATGAAGACGGACGAAATAATTAAGAAGAATGGTGAATAAAGAATATTGTTCCATTACAGACGTTTCCAATTATCTGCTGCTAGACATAGCGGTGGATTTTGAGCCACAGGTTGAGCAATGGATTCAGGGTGTATCTGCTCACATAGAAAAAGTAACAGGCGTAGACTGGCTGGCGGACACAACAGCAAGTGCCAGACTATTTAATGGTAGTGGGCGCAATACGCTTGATATTGGACACTTCATCGGAACACCCGTAGTAGAGTTCGGAGATGATTACGCACAAAGCTTTGTAGCAACTACTAATTTTGTAACACTGCCTTTCAGCGGAAGTTTGAAAACAGATATACTCATGAAGGACGAAACTGTGCCTCATGGGATTATGAACGTGCAAGTAACTGCTAAGTGGGGGTATGCAGAAGAAGTGCCAGACGACATACGACACGCCTGTGTTGTTCTTGTTTCAGGGATCGTGCTTGCTAATACGAATCAAGACGGCGAGCTGGAAAGTGAGAAGATTGGCAACTACACGGTAAAGTATAAAAACGATAGCCACAAAGACGACTCAACTCTTGCAATGGCTATTTTGCAGACACGAACACGAATAAGAATATAAGTATGATTGCAAGAAACTACACAACTACATTTACTATTCAGAGAAATGTGTGGACTACGGCAGGTGGCTATTCTTCGTCAGGGCTTGGAACGATAGGAACTTTCAAAGGGCATATTCAGCAAGCATCACCAGAAATGGTGGAGAACTTAGGTCTTAACTTTACGGTTGCCTATATAGCGTGGTGTGACCCCTCTACAGGCGTCAAATTGGGTGATACGCTCGTTGTGGGAACAAATAGGTACGATGTACGCCTGATACAAGATAACTCGTTTGTAGGGGCAAATAAGCACCTAGAATTGATACTAGAAAAAGCTCAAGAAAACTAACATGCCAGTAAGTCTAAGAATAGATAGCGTGAAACTTAGGAGGGCAATTGAAAAGTTTCCTCAAGAAGTAAAAGACGCTACTGATATTTTTCTTACCAGAGCTTCTTCATTCTATAAGCGTTCTATCGTACAATCGCCGTGGACAATTCGTAGCTCAGGGGGCGGTTCTCCCGTGGCTACTGGAAATCTAAAAAGATCACACGACTATAGGATAGAGCCTTTTAAGTTAGTGATCAGCGTCAATGAACAAAGGTCACCGTATGCAAGGTTTGTACATGACGGTACGTATAAAATGCAAGAGCGACCGTGGCTTGATTACGCAGTCAAAACACAGGCGAACAAGATTAACTCCGAGGCAAAGAAACTTCTTCAAAGGGTAACGAACGAGCTTGGCTCAAAATGATATAATATACACATGATAGAAACATTAATAACAGAAATCAGAACAGCGTGCGAGGCAATTCCTAACATACAAGAGGTATATTCGTACCCACTACAAGATGACCCTCGTGCATACCCTGCGATTATCGTATATCCAGTAGCAGTAGAGAATAGTTTTGAAACTAATCAGGAAAACTTCAAGATTTATACTTTCTCGATGTTTGTTGTAGTAAACATTGCAGGAGCAACTACACAAGACGTATACCAAACCATATTACCTAAAACATTTGACGATGTAATGCAACACTTTGATACGAACTGGAATCTCAACACCATAGACGGTCACCGAGTATGGGCTAAAGTATCGGCTAATACTTTCGGGCTTTCTATTGAGCAGAAAAACAAAACAGCCTTTGTGGATATGACATTAGAGATAAAAACGCTTACAAATAACTAGGCGTGGTATAATATAACTAAGTATCGCAACATAGGTACAATTAAAAATTAACGTATAAAATAATTATGGCAGAATTTATTGGCAAGCAGGTGGAGGTCGGAATCTCTGTAGAGGCAACACGAGGCACACCCGTAGCGACAGCAGCGAAATGGGTAAAGAATGTAAGTGCTGATGTAATGGCACGAGCAGAAAAGGTTATTGACGATAACTCTCAGGGGGTTATGGAAGATTCAACCAATTCAAGAGTAATCAAGAAGTGGTATGACGGAGATATTGCAGGTATCGTACACGCTGATGTCGTGGGGTATCTATTCTTTAATGTGTTTGGTCAGGTAAACACAACAACAATTACGGGTGAGGTGCGAAATCACGCCTTTACTATGTTGCAAAATATCCTACACCCTACACTTTCTCTGATCGCAAAAGACGGAGAAGTATCACAAGAAGTATTCGACGCAGGAGTTGTGAACACACTTGAGATTACTGCGACGACTGACGACCTTGTGCGGTTCTCGTCAAATCTTATGTTTGCAGAAGCAACGGCAAATACAGACACAGCATCATACGACACAGAATACGACTTTATTGGAAAAGACATTACAATCAAAATCGCAGCAACAGAAGCAGGTCTGACAAGCGCAACAGCATTAAAAGCAAAAGAAGTAAGTATTACCTTTGACACTGGAGCTATTGCAGACTTCTCTTTCGGTTCGTTCTCACCAGATAACTACAACGCAAAGCTATCTATCAGTGGAAACATCACAAAGAATTATAGAGACGACACTTTCAAAGACTTGTTCACAGCAGACACATCGGTCTATATGGAAATCTCTATTGTAGGAGAAACTGTACTTGCCGGATCTAACTCACCACAGATTATTACCCTACTTAACAAAGTACAGATTCAAGGTTGGGAACGCTCAGGAGGAAACGACGACCTTGTTACGGAGGAGATTGAGTTCAAGGCTTTCTACAACAACACAGACGCAGAAATGGCAACCGTATCAGTGCAAAACTTAACAAACGCTTACGAAGTATAATTAAACTAATATGCAAATTGACCTAACAAAGTACAGAGTAACTACAAAAGAAGAATTGTCATTTGGTGATATGGAAGATGTGCAAATGGAAATTGGTAACGACTCAAACTTGTTAAAAGGAAATGCAAAACTTACAGAGGTAGCGATTACCTCAATTGTAGACAATGACAATAACGAGGTGGAGTATTCTAACGAATGGCGAAGAAACCTCTCTGTTGCAGACGGCACAAAACTATCGCAAGAAATACAAAAACTAATCTCTGGAATTGAGGAGTCAGTAAAAAAAGCATAGGGGCTGGCTCTTTAGCGTGGCAATTAGAGGGTAAAGCCCCACCGTCGAACATGGTTTTAATGGAGTTGCTTTCTACGGAGTATGGCTGGACACCTAAAGAGATACGAGAATTAAGTGTAGTCGACATTAAGTGCTACACACAAATAATCTCAACAAAAAGAAAGCTCGAAAAGAATAAGCAAAAACGCAATGGCAACAAATAATCTCAGCATAATACTCGACCTTAAAGATAACGCATCAAAAGAGTTGCAGGGCTTTGCTGGTAAATTGGAGGGGTTACAGTCTACGTTCAAGAAAATGGCGGCTATCGGCACGGTAGCACTTGCTGCAATTACCGCAGGTGTCTATAAAACTACTCAGGAAGCCGCAAAGGCTGAGGGTTCGTGGAATAAGTTTAACACAGTGTTTGGCGAGGGGGCTGATGACATGCGTGCTTGGATAGCAACTGTTAGAAAAGAAATGCCGACAGCAACTCACGAGATTGCTAGAATGTCAGCAGACCTGCAAGACCTCTTGATCCCTATGGGGTTGAGTAGAGATTCTGCACAAGGAATGACGCAAGAAATGGTAACGCTTGCAAATAAGTTGGGAGCGTTTAACGATGTTGACCCCACGCAAGTTTTAGAGGCGTTTAAGTCGGGACTATCAGGCTCATCAGAGCCACTAAGACGGTTTGGTATTAATGCCCTTGATAGCTCAATCGAGCTGGAGGCTTTGCAAACAGGGCTTCTGAAAGTTGGAGAAAAGTTTAGTGAGCTAGACCCTATTACAAGGTCACAGGTTCGAGCACAGGCTCTCGTGTCGCTTGCGTATAAGCAGTCAGCAGATGCAATCGAGGGGTTTGAGGAAAACAACGACTCCCTTATTCGGAGACAACAAGCTCTCAGGGCAACGTTTGCGGAAATGTCCGTAGAACTTGGAAACATTTTTGTGCCAATTCTCGATAGTCTTGTTAAAAAGATACTTCCCGTTGTTGAGTCAATCGGTGCGTGGGTAAAGGAGAATCCAATTCTTACCAGAAACATCATTATAGTCTCAGCGGCACTTGCGGGGCTTGTCGCAATAATAGGATTTCTTGGGATAGCATTGTTTGCAATGAAAATGGTTATGGCAAGCGGTATTGTTGCCCTCACTCTTGCGTCAGCACCTATCCTTGCGATCATTGCGGGCATTGGTTTGCTGGTTGCGGCACTGTACTTTCTTTATAAACACTGGGACAAGGTAGTTCTTTTTGTAAAAAACTTATTCATTGGACTTGGCAACTTCTTTACTGGCTGGTGGACTGGACTTAGCAACTCAACGCAAGGTTGGCTCTTGCTGATAGGTAACATACTGACAGGTGGATTGCTTGGCTGGGTACGGTTGTTCATTGCAAACTTCGACACCATAAAAGCAACAACCATAAGCGTGTTCACAAGCATAAAAGATTTCTTTTCTACGATATGGGACTCCATAACAGATATATTTAAGGTTGCCATTAATTTCATAATGAAACTACTGAAACCACTACTTGGAGCACTCGATAGCGTAAAAGAAGCTGGCTCTAGAATTGGTGGCGGTATAGGAAAGGCAACAAGGGGTATTGGTGCAGGACTAAGTTCAGCTGGAGGGTTTTTCAAGAGAGCTTTAAGTGTAAATGATGCCATCATCTCGCCTGACGGAAATATTATAACGACGCACCCAGACGATTATTTAATTGCTACTAAAAATCCCTACTCACTTGGTGGCGGTGGTAGTGTTGTGATCAACATTACGGGCAACTCATTCATGGGCGAAGATGATATGGCAGAAAAGATTGGTAACAGACTTATGAGCATTGTTAAACTTAACGCACAGGTATGATAATTAACATAGGAGGTGTTGATAGGACATCTTCAATTCTCCTATCCTCGCTTAAAATATCAAACAAAATAAACAATCGAGTAGACTCGTGTGATTTTCGTATCAAGAAGCACGACAATAAGACATACCGACCACAGTTGAATGATGAGGTAATTATCACTAACGCCAGCGTGACAATCTTCGGAGGTGCAATCGTAAGGATAGACGAATCAGCGAACGCAGGTAATCAGCTCGTATTCGAGGTTCAGTGTTCAGACTACTCTCAATTCCTCAAAAGAGAACTTGTGACAAATAGGTATGAGAACACGACACTTATAGCAATCGTTAATGCTCTTGTGACGGACTTTACAGATGACGGCTTCACCACCACAAACGTGGTTTTGGCTAGACAAATCAAATCATTTTCTTTCAACGGACTTACCGTAACAGAATGTTTTGATAAGCTCGCAAGGTCTTTGAACGCCTATTGGTATGTAGACTACGACAAGGACATTCATTTCTTTTCTCGTAACACAGAAGAAGCACCCTTTAATCTATCAGATACGTCAAAGAACTATTTTTATGATTCGCTCTCTATTACAGAAGACATCACACAACTACGAAATAAAGTAACTGTTCGAGGTGGTACAAATCCAAGCACAACAGCTCGTACTGAAACGACGGTGTGTCAAGACGCTGATCAAGATGTCTATCCGCTGGGATATAAGTTTGCTGGACAGCCCGCTGTGGAAGTAAATAATGTTGCTCAAACTGTTGGTGTTGAATACCTTAATGATGATGCGAGCTTCGACGTTATGTGGTCATACCAAGAAAAGTACATACGGTTCACAGCAGGAAACTTTCCAAGTGTTGCAGATGTGTTGGAGGTAATCGGTAATATTGAAATACCTGTTGTGGTTCGTATTACTGATGACGATAGCGTTGCAGAGTTTGGCATCTTTGAATATCA